CTTCGTCTGAGTCCACCCATCTTTTTTTCTTTTTATCAAAAACTTTTTTTCCTTTTTTCTTTTTATATCTTTTATGAATAGGAGGTTGACCAACTACATCACCCTCATCATAACCAACTCTTCCACCTGTTTTATATCCATATGCTTCTAAAAATTCTGGATCTGGATCTCCGACTTGAGTATCACCCATCATAATTCTTCTTGTACTAGCGCCTACACTTTCAGGAGTAATCATATCCATAGCTGCATCAGCTCCTAAAATACCTAACCCTGGAGTATCCATAACTCCTTCTGCTTGAAGCATTGCAACCATTTCTTCTATAGTTTCGTTACCGGTTGCAATTCCTGGAAATCTTTCATAAAACTTTAGGAGTATTTCCGTATAAGCATCTTCAGCCAATTTATCACTCTTAATCTGATTTACTTGAGCTGGGGGAACTTTTGATATTACTTCTTCTGAATCTGCTGTAACCATATCACCCGCCGCATGACGAACTCTACCACCTGTTCTGTATCCATAAGTGTCTAGCATTTCATCTACTTCATCCATGTCCCACGTTCCAGTACCTTCGTAGATTGCTCTGATAGCAGATCTTCTTCCTGCTTTATCCGCAATTCCCTGTTCTAATAATTCTCTATTGTATTTGTCCAATGCGTCTTCATTTAATTCTATTTGTTTAATTCCAGCGTCTATTGAACCTTGAGCTCCTAAAGTTGTTAATGGTCCATAGTCCGCAAGTTTTTTAGCATACTCTGCTCCTATTTTACCTGATTGACCATATTTTTCTAATCCTGCTGGAGCTGCAGCTAACGCTGCTGTAATTCCAATGTCTTTTAAATCTGCTTCATCATCAGTAAGCCCTCGTGTACCACCAGCTATAATTGCTTTTTGCATCCAAGGAGCTAAATTACCTAAGCCTAACGCAGGGCCTGCGCCGGGGATCATAGCTGCCATATATGGTACAAAAGGTCGTATTTCCTTTGGTATTATCTTTTTAATTCTTTTACGTATCTTTGAAAAAAATCCCATATTATCTTCCTATTATATTATTGAAAAGCAAGGTCGCAACTCTTGTATGTAAGCTCGTATCAACCATTTTACTTCGTTTTTTCCTTCCAGTCAATCTACTTTATGTTTGTATCAGTGCCTATTGGAAGCCCAATTACCTTAACATGTACGCTTTGTGAGATATCTTCTTGTTTAGTATCTGTATGAGGGCTATCTACATCGGCTTTAGCTTCCTCTTCAGATAAATATTCTCTGCCAGTTTTTAAATGTTTAATAGTAAGTTCTACTCTAGGCTTATATTTTAAGACTGATTTACCATTAATTGTTTCGTATTTAATTTCTTCTTCTTGTGCTACAATTGTCATTATCTATCCTCTCTATTAATTTCTAGTATTGATGCTACCACATGTAAAGTATTAGCATCTGCTGCTGTGACTTGAAGTACTTCATTTTCTAACATAATTAAAGGTTCCGTTAAAAGTTGTAAAGTTTCGTTACCTGCTACTGCTTGAGTTTTAAATAAATTAAACTTGTTACCTGTTGAGGGATCTGCATCAAATAAATCTACAGTGATAGTAGTAGCTGTATTAGTATCTTCTGATACTAAAAGAGATTTTACAATAGCTCTTGAGTTAGAAGGCACAGTATATAAAGTAGTAACTGTACTAGTTGTTAAATCTTTTTTTGCGTTTAAATATATGTTAGCCATATTATCCTAGTCCAAACCATGTGTATCTTTCAGAATCTTCTTTTAACTGAGTTAAAAATGTAGAGTTAAGTTGTTCTACTATTGAAGAAAAAGATCTATTGATTTGTCTTTGGTTATCTTCTGTGTATTCTTTTTTTGGTTCTGGTAATCTTACTGCTATCTTTGTCATTATCTTCTACCGTCTGGTTTAAGATCAGCTTGAAAAGTTCCAAACCTCCAACTTTGTCCTGATCCTGTATTTTCAATTTTAATAGCTGCGTACCTTCCTCGTGCTCTAGTACTAACAAATGTAGTAGAAGTGTCAACTGTAAAAGGACTAAAGGAAGCAGCTGTATTAGGTGCAGCTGGGAAAGGAGTAACTGATACATTAACGATTGCGTTTCCTATTAAGTTTTTAAAGTTGGGTAAAAATCTACCCATAGATAAAAAGTATTCTCCAATACCTTGATCTGTTTGTAATGCAAAATCAAAAGATTCTACAAAAGAAGTTAAAGCTGTAGTAGATCCATCAGGATTAACTTGATCGGTTCCTATTTCATGTTCAAAAAATACGGTTTTACCTAAGCCAGTTTCTCCACCAATAACTGGAAATGTGCCTGTGCCTGTACTATCAAATGCTGTTGCATAAGGTTTAGGATAAACTAATGAATCAATCCAAGTTGTTCTAATTGAATTAGTATTAGTTCCTGTATACCAATTACCCATTGGCACTTGTTGATTAGTTTGACCATAATTATAAACTACATATCTGTTGTTAAAATCTGATCCTGATGTTGGGTACCACCAAGTAACTTCGGTAAATAAATTATTAATTCCTGCACAAATTTGTTGTCCTTTAGTTGTATCAGCATCATCATAAACATAGTCTTCAACCGAACACGGTAAAGTATTAACTGTACCATCAAAAGAAAAGAAGCCATTGTTAGACATCCAATAAGCAACACCATCTATTTCAATAGCTGCATTCTGTCCAATCAATCCACAGTTTGTACCTACTTGTTCAAATCCAAATGTAAATGGAGCACCAACAAACTTCATGGTATATAAAGCATTATCAGTCCATACTAGAATATTTTCTTTAGCAGAGATAGCTCCCATAATTTTAGTACCATCTTGTAATCTTTGAGAACCAGCTGTGTTTGTTGCTTGAATAGTATAAGTATTTATATTTTCTTGTTCAGAAAATCTAATTAATAAATCCTCTTGAGAAGTAGGAGTGCCAATAGTGGCCTCAGTTCCAAAATGAATTAAGTGTCTTGTAGTAGGAGATACTAAAGTTAATCTACTTTTATCCGGATTGTTAGTTGTTTCAAAACTCGTTGTAAGTTGTGATGCTCTTGTTGTTAATCTTGCTGCAATACCAGCATTCCATGTAAATGTTTTACCGTTAGCAATGGTTGCAACTAAAACTTCTCCAAAACTACTTAACGACCAAAGCCCTGGTTCTAGAGTTGTAGTAGTAGCTACTACTGGATCACCATAACCAGCCCAGTCTGTAGATTGAGTAACAGTTGTTCCTAAAGCTGTTGTTGCTGGAGCTGTTGTTCCAGATTGTGATCTACTAACCGTTGTTAAATCACCTGGAGCTGCATCTGTATTTCCAGTGTAACTAATTAATTCAGAAGTAGCTGCATAATCACCACTTGAGAAATCACCAATTAAAGCTTTACCACTTGTTGAAAAGTTTTGTGAATCAGCTAAAGTAATAGTGGTATCCGCTGCTACAATACCTGCATTCAAAGTACTTGTCGCAGAACCTTGAACTGTTCCTCCAAATTGTCCTACACCATATCCATAACCATATGTTTGCGCAGCGGGTCCAACTCTTGAATAAGGTTTAACAGTACAAGTTCCATTATTGTATGGACCTCCTCCTGCTTCTTGAGTTGGAGAGGTAATAGTAAAAGTAGTATTAGTTGGAACAGTAATAACTTGATAGGGTTTATCTAAAAAATCTGCATTATCTAAATTTGAACCCGTAGGTTTAGTAAACGCAGAAAAAAATATAATATCTCCTTCTTTAAAACCATGAAGAGTTGAGCCTGTATCAATTGTAATAGAAGTGTCTACTGTATTAGAAGTGACTGTAGAAGCTAATGCAATAACTGCTCCGTTGGCATCTGTATCAAAAGGAGTAATGTCATGAAGACCTCCTTCAAAATAACAGATTAAAAATTTATCAGTTCCAAGAATTACATATCTGTTTCCAGATGTATCAACCAAAGCATGTTGTTTTCTTGCTACACCTACAATAGTATCTGGTAATAAAGATTGCCATCCTCCTACTTTTTCAGGAAGACCGTATCTAAATCTTACGTTATCTGAATCAACCCATCGACCTACTGCACCAACACGTGTGTCTTGTTTGTCAACTCCCGGTGCAAATTTAATTTGTTGAAGAGCCATTAATTAGCTCCTATGTATTATTTGATTTTTGAATCCAACCTTTACCTGCAATATTAGTATATATTAAAGTAACAGATTGATTGTTTGTTTGTAAATCTAAGTTAGCAGTAAGATTTTGATATTTTAAACCATTAAAATTAACAGCACATTTATTAGTTGCAAATCCATTTGCAGCTGAAGCATCCATAATAGTTATTTCATCTCCTGCGGCTGCGGCTGCAGGTAGTGTTATTGTTACCTGATTGTTTTGAGTATCTACAAAAACTTGATCTCCCGCAACAGCTGTGTATGCAGTTACAGTGGCAGAATCTATAGAAACATGTCCTTTTTTTAAAATTCCACCTAAAGTAGTTAAAGGAGTAGCTCCATTAGAAACTAATAACATAATAGCTTTTTGAGGAACAGGTACATTAGAAGCTGCTCCTGTAGTTAAAACTTCTAAAGTAAAAAGATCAGTAGCGGAAGCTCCTCTTGTAGTAGCGTCTTCAATTATGTAAACTCTTGTAGCTGTTCCACCTGTAGTAGAAGCAGGCATTGTTAAAGTTGTATTACCAGTTAAAGTACCAGTTAATTTTAAATATAAATGTTTACCATCCGCGGTCGACGATCCGTCAGCTAAACTTAATGTTTGACTAGTGCCTGTAATAGGTACTTCTAAAAAAGCAGTAGCTGCTTCTAAAACTTGTAAATTAGTATTATTAATTGTTCCCCATAGACCAGCTTTTTCACCGGTTGCTACAAGTTCTAATGATAAATCTGTTGAATAAGTTGATGCCATATTAGTACGGTACTATTGGTGTCCAAAC